TACTGATGGGCTCGGATTCTATGGATATGCCTTACTTTTACCGAGACGGGTTGTCCAGTCCGAATGACAATGGGTTCTCGTTTGGTAATACTATCTGGCAATCCGACAGTGGACAGTGTGACTCACACCTATTCAATGCACTCTGTATCCCGATAATCAGTCGACTCAGTATGAAAGAGTTGATAAGAATTAAAGTCAACTGTTATACAAGACAGACTGAACAAATCCAATCCGAGTATCACCAAGACTTTATGTATCCTCACCGTGTCGGTATATACTGTATCAATACCTGTGACGGATATACACAATTTAAAAATGGGGACACTGCACCAAGTATTGCAAATACCCTGTATCTGTTTGACGGATACGACCTTCATGCAAGCGTGAATCAGACCGATTCTAACTTGAGAGTTAACTTAAATATTAATTACATATGAGATTATTAGAAAAAAATTACGGAGAAGTCCGTGTATTCAGTGAACGAATCTTTGGATACAAACGATATATAGTAGAGTGGGAAGATAAAACAACAGAGGTATTCAGTAGTCTGTGGTATTCCCGAAGTAAAATATTATCCCTAGTGGAGGACAGATTAACATGATTGAAACAATTGCAGAAATATTTTTATTACCTTGGACTCTCCTTGGTTGGTTGTTTAAATGGTTTATCAGTGGAGCTATTTGGTTCACATTGTTTGGTTCTATCTATGCAATGTTAAGAAACGAATGGACTTTCCGAAATCCTTTTGTCAAGAAGGAGACTGTATCTTTAGAAGACGATGAGTTTTATGGTGTCTAAATAGTTATATGGAAAACTTAGAACTATATTTGATTCATGTAGTCTTTATCGTTGCATGTGTATACTTCTCTTATCAGAGTGGTGCAAAACATGGACGAGGTGAAATCATAGAGGATATGTTAGACAAGAAACTCTTTACTCACCTACAGTTAATGAAAGCTTATAAGATACACGAAGACAAATAACAGACCCCTTACAGTATGAAGATTATTGGATACAATTCAAGTCACGAAACATCAGTCGCACAATACGATACCGAAACCAAGAAGGTGGACTTCCTGTATGAGGAAGAAAGATTTCGTAGATTAAAATACTGGACACCTAAAGGCAACTCCGCAGACCTATCCTGTATCCACCTCAAGAATATTCAGACTCCCGACCTTATGGTGCATTGTTCTTTTGACCGTAGAATATTCGATTGGCATATCGATTACAAGTATATGTTGAAAGACCGAAACAGAATGATACAAGCAAGAGACGAGATTGCAGAATCACAGTTGTCTATGGAGAGACAGAAAGTTATCCTAGAGAAATACAAAGACCATATCAACCTTGCAAATGGTATGGAGTTTGATTCAGATAGTCTTGACCCGTCTACTGGACAAGAGGTTGACGATTACTTTGCAAGTGTTGTTGCAGAACAATTAGGTTTAGAAACTACAAACTTCCATTATCGATTTGAACACCACCTGTATCATGCAGAGTGTGGTTATTACTTTAGTCCTTGGAACAATACCGAGTCAGCTATCGCTATCACTTGGGACGGTGGTGGTGCAAAAAGATTCCAACACCAATGGCCCGACTACCAAGAAGTTGAATCTATCTATAGAGTGGAACCCAATGAGATACCACTCCTTCAATGGCAAAGACTTACAAACTTTAGAAAGTTAACAGACTTTCATAAGAACTCTTTTGATGTTGAACAGGTGCAGAAAACTTTTGCAGAAGACGAGAGTATGAAAGAAGAGGAGACTGGTGCAGACATTATCTTCTCTAGTCACCCTAGTTGTGGTATGAACTTCTCTAACCTGTCTCATGCATTTGGATTTGATAAGTTAGGTCGTGCAAGTGGTAAGGTTATGGGTGCAGCTTCTTATGTTGATTATAAAGAATATAAAAACGGATTACACTATCTAAGTATGAACAGTGTTGCAAATATGTTGCAACAACATTCCTTTGATTATAGTTGTAGTATCATAAGAGACGCAATCGAAAGGAATCCCGACTGTAAGAATATAATATTAAGTGGTGGGTATGCTTTGAATTGCACTAACAATGCATTATATCTTGCAGAGTTCCCCGAACATAACTTCTTTGTTGACCCTGTTGCACATGACGGTGGCACAGCAATCGGAGGTGCAATCAACCTTGCAAAACTAATAGAACAAGAAAATGATAATAACAAAGATACATAGAGACCCCGAGTTTGTCGTCAAGGAATTAATCCTTGAGAAGAAACAAATCGTTGCAATATTCCAAGGTGAATCCGAGTGGGGCCCTCGTGCATTAGGAAACCGTTCTATTCTCTTTGACCCAAGAATATATAATGCAAAAGATATTGTCAACGAAGTCAAGAAGAGAGAACACTATAGACCTTTTGCTTGCACTATCCTTGAGGAATATGCACATGAGTATGTTCAGTTAGGACAACTCAAGTCTAGTCCATATATGTCATTTGCCTTACAAGTCACTGAGAAGGCGTATAAGGAGATTCCTGCGTTAGTCCATAGTGACGGGACATGTCGTATCCAAACGGTCAACAGAGACCAAAATAAGAACTACTACGACCTAATTAAAATCTTTTATGAAGAGACTGGAGTTCCTATTCTATTCAACACTTCATTTAATGTTCACGGTGAACCGATAGTTGAGTCGGTCTATGACGCTGTGAATACCTGTAATCAATCACAAATAAATCACCTTTACATTCCCGAAGACCAAGATATAGAAATACCATATCAACTTTGTAGAGTAAAAGGTGACGAGGATATAGATAATTCCGAATCAAGTCACCACAGATAATAAATAGTAATGTGGGAAATATTTTAGAACTAACAGACGAAGCCATAGTAAAACTAATGGAAGCAAAAGAACGAGACGGATTTAATTATATTCGTCTTGGGATTACTGGTGGTGGTTGTGCTGGATTTGAGTATATCTTTGATTCAGTAAAAGAGAAATCACCCGAAGACATAGTAATTGATTTTGGTAAATTACAATTTGTTATAGATAAGATAAGTGTTCCTTATATAAATGGAATGACACTTGACTGGAGAAAGGAAGGATTGAATGAAGTATTTAAGTTTATCAATCCTAAAGAACAATCCAGTTGTGGGTGTGGAGTATCAATTAATTTTGATTTAGAACAAGTGGAGATAGACAAGAGTAAAATCTTTGCAATAGAAGTATGATAGATTATGAAAACAAGTTCAGCGAAAGCAAAAGGTCGTAAACTACAACAGTGGTTTGCAAACTTACTCATTGAGTCACTAGGACTTGACCAAGAAGATATTGAGTCAAGACCTATGGGTTCTCAAGGTGAAGATATAATACTAGGAAAACAATCTAGACAAATCTTTCCTTATAGTGTAGAATGTAAGAATCAAGAAAAAGTAAATGTATGGGAAGCCTATGCACAAGCAGAACAGAACTGTAAAGGATATGAACCAGTAGTGGTCATAAAAAGAAACAGACAGAAACCTCTTGTCCTAGTTGACGCAGAACATTTCGTAGACATATGCAAGAACAAGTAAATACATTCTCACCCTTTGGCCCAGTTCTTCATTTGACTAAGATAGACCCAAAGTATATTGAAGAACTAAACGGTGTTATAGAGACAGTCAAAGGAAAAGAAGAAAGAGATAATGCTGGTAATCTTGCTGGTCGTATCTTTGAACAATATGATATAGAAGATTTAGTATCAGACGCTTGTAAGAATCATATACTTCGACATGCACAAACTTATGGTCATGACGCTGGTATGGAACCTTATGCAATCCAACTAAATGGACTATGGGTCAACATACAAAAAGAAATGGAAGTCAACCCTATGCATTCTCATAGTGGTATGTTATCATTTGTTTTGTATACAAAGAATGAATTAACAAGGGCGGAGACACTAAATAATAAATTCGATAAGGCTGGTGATAAAGAACTAGCTGGTTTATTAGAATTACACTATGGTGAAGACCACTTCTTGAGTTGGTCAAAATATTATCATTGGCCAGAAGTCGGTGACTTGATAATCTTTCCTTCATGGTTAAGACACTTTGTCTTTCCACATTATGAAGAAGGTAAAGAAAGAGTATCGGTTGCTGGGAATATTAACCCGAGAGTAAATGAGGGATAAAAGAATGCGTTCGTTTTCAGAAGTTATCCGTGAGGAAGTAGATAACAAGAAACCCTATCGCCTAGTGGTGATAGCTGAAAGACGCATGGTTAAGAAGGCAAAGAAGAATTCAGACAAACCAGTTGTAAAGAAACCTTCCTCAACTTCAAGTAAACTCTACAACCTTGCAAAAGAAGCTGGGTGTAAAGTTTATTCAGTAAAAGTAAACGGTGCATATCTAGAACGAGACGACAACGGTGTCATTACAATTCATAACCAAGACGATGAGAAAGGTTTTGAAATGGACGGTGATACTATTGTTATGGTTCGTGGAGCTGTCACTGCAAAAGATTCATACCTAGATTTAATTTCACAAATAGAACGATACGGATTCCCAGTTGTAAACTCAAGGGAATGTATCGAAGTATGTGCAGATAAGTTTAGAACATATTTAAGATTACAAGAGATTGGTATGAACCAACCTCGAACAGTATTGATTCCAAACGAAGACCCCGAGACAGTAGACATGGCTGCAGAGAGATTAGAAAATGATTTCCCTATGGTTCTGAAAACTCTACAAGGTGCAAAGGGAGTCGGAGTTTTACTTGTAGAAACTGAAAGGTCTCTACAGTCTACGGTTAGTCTTGTCTATAAGATTGACCCAACATGTGATATATTACTACAAGAATATATCGACATGGAATATGATGTCCGTGTCATGATTAACAACAAGGAAATTATTGGAGCAATGAAGAGGACTAAAATCATTGACGATTTCCGTTCCAATATATCTCAAGGTGCAGACGCCGAAGAGATTAAATTAACCGAGATAGAAAAAGAAACATGTTTGAGAGCTGCAAAAGCTGTCAACGGTCAATGGGTAGGTGTCGACTTTATACCAGCAAAGAACAGAGATAAAGGAGACCCATACATTCTAGAGGTAAACCATTCGCCAGGCACACAGGGAATATCTGAAGCAATAGGTGAAGAAGTATGTGAAAAAATAATCGAGGATTACTTCGACAGAGAAATATGGAGAAAGAAGGCAACTGAATGTGGCGTTCTAGAGTCCATAGAAGTCGATGGTGAGACGATGACAGCAAAGTTGGACACTGGGAACAGTGCAAACGCTTGTGCCTTACACGCGGACTCTATAGAGGTCAAGGGTAAGGTTGTTCACTATGAAAGAAATGGTAAGACCTTTAAGAAACCACTGGTAAGAATAATGAAATTATTAAAACCAGCAGAAGAAAGACCAATAGTCAAGTGTGAATTAAACTTCTTAAATACTATATATGAGCAAGAAGTAAGTTTAGACCAAAGAGGTAAGATACCATTTTTGGCAAACAGAGATTTTATGAACAGAGCTAACCTAATGATTAATCCCAGTAGGAAGTTCTTATTGACTAATAAACATGACGAAGCAGACGATTAGTATACAGGAGAGAATGAAGAATAAGGCAGTAGAAGCCTTAGACCCTGTTGAGCTTCAAATAGATAGTCTCATGGATAAAAAGAAATCTTCTTTCTCCATGTATAAGTATCTCCGTCAATTAGATTACAGTGGTCGTGTAGTTGCATACATGAAAGGATTTACTAACGAAACTGCATATGAATTAATTAATGCAGAAGGTTGTGAACAATTAGAAGAAGCTTATAACTTCCTAACTGCAAGACAAAAGAAATATATTATTAACAAGTTAGAATCTTGGGAGTCAGATATAGAAAAGTATATTGACGAATACAAACCAGTTCGTAGACCAAGAATCAAAACACCAGCCCAAATTGTCAAGAAGATATCATACCTATCCGAGTGGGAAAAGTATAAGTCTATTGACCCAACAGAAATACCTAGAGCAAGAATGTTGTTTACCTATAACATATCAAGTAAGAAACTCACTCAGTTCGAAGGTCATTTATCTGCAAGAGGTTCTCGTATCACTGGATATGATAAATGCGTAGAAAAGACCTTGACAGATTTGACTTTGCTTGATAGACTAATAGAAGGTGGTAATATTATTGCTTCAAAGTTTATGGACGAGATACCTCGTTCTAAAGAAAAGGAAGGAAACGATTTACCTACAAAGAATACATTATTGATAAAAGTGATTAAATGATATTAATAGATTTTACTCAAACCATAATTGCTGGTTTGATGGCACAGTTGAAAGTGACCGATGGAGAGATATCAGAAGACATGTTAAGACACATGATTCTGAACTCAGTAAGGAATTATCAGAAAAGATATTCCGAAGAATACGGAGAGATAGTGTTATGCACTGACGCTTCTAATCCATGGAGAAGAAATTACTTTCCCCTATATAAAGCTAACAGAAAGAAAGCAAGGGAGAAAGACGATAAGGATTGGGGTTTAATCTTTGATACTTTACATAAAGTAAAAATGGAAATCAAAGAAAACTTTCCTTATCGATACATGTATGTTGAGAATTGTGAAGCAGATGATATCATTGCAATACTAACACAACATGCATACATTTTAGATACAGGTAAACCTACATTGATTGTAAGTGGTGATAAAGACTTTCAACAACTACAAAGATACGAGAATGTAAAACAATGGTCACCTAACCTAAATAAGTTTGTATATCCCGAAGACCCTCAAGAGTTTTTAAAAGAACATATCTTGAAGGGGGATAAGTCAGACGGTATACCAAACATTTTATCTAATGATAATTGTTTGGACGAAGGTATAAGACAAACACCTTTGAGAAAACCTATACTTGATAAGTATATGAGAATTACGATTCAAGCTGACGATAAATACTATAGGAACTATCTAAGAAATCAAACCTTAATAGATTTTGATTTCATACCACAATCGGTAAGTGATAGCATTTTAACAGAGTATTCTAATACTGCACCAGTTAGAGGTAAAGTATTTGATTACTTAAGAACTCATAGATTAAATGAGTTATTAAATCATGTAGAGGATTTTGCATTATGACAAAGAGAGGAAGAGGAAGACCTAAAGGTTCTCCTAATAAACCAAAACTAGAGTTGGTCAGTGAAAGAACAACTCTTACAAACGATGCTGACACATATGAAATATTATGTCAAGCAAATATTGTTGCAAGTGAAGACGCAGAACAAGCTGCAAATGGATTGAGAGTATTCAATGATAGGAACGGTGCAGTATTACCAATCCTTCGTTGGGCATTTGATAGTAATATCAATTCAACATTGCCTGAGGGTGAAACACCTTACAATAAGAATGAGGCACCAGCGTCTGACCTTACAGAAACTTCATTAAGGTTTGAACATAAATTGTTTAAATACTTTGTGACAGAACAGGTTCCACAAACTCGTAGAGAAACTATGTGGATAGAATTGTTAGAAGGCATTCCACAAAAGGAAGCTGAACTAATGGAATTGATAAAAGACGGTGTTTGGCCTTTCCCTAATGTGACAAAAAGTGTTGCAGAAAAAGCCTTCCCCGACATAACTTTTAACTAAATATTATATGTCCACAGAGACTATACATAAAAATAGGAAAGGGAACATTAACTTTCCAGTGTGTAAACTTTCTAGTCGAGTTGGACTCCATGGAGCTTAAATATGGCAGAAGAAAATAAAAGTGAATTTGCACAACTGAGTGCTACTCCACCCGAGAAAACAGAGTTAGAGAGATTACAAGAAAGACTCTCTAATTACAAAGTGTCGATATCACCGAACACTGCTCTGTTTATTCAGAACCTAGTAAAATTATCTTTAGAAAGTCCGACTAAGGCTGAAGACCTAGACGCCTATGTCACTATTAGAAATGAACTTGTAGAAGGTCTTTCTGATTATCAGACACAGGTTCAGAATGCACAAAGGAGAATGACTCAACTACAAGAAGAGCATGTCCTTGCAAAACAAAAAGAACTTGCAGATAAAGAACAAAACCTTATCGAAAGTAGAGACGCTGAAAGACAGAGAAGGAAGTCTGTAGAAGATAGACTTGCACAAATGGAAGCTGTCTTAAAGTCTCATGGTATTAGTTTAGACTTGAACCAAGACGGAGTTGTAGGTTTACAAGAAGGTCAACCTCAAGAGAACCTAACACCCGAAGAACTTGCAGAGGTTAACAATATCATTCAAGACAGATATGCAGACGATACAAAAAGTAAAGTAAGTCGTGCATTCGAAACTGCAAGAGCATTGAATCCCGAACCTACAGACCAAGATAAGTTTGACGCAAAGGTTGAGGCAACTAAAAAATCTTTTAAAGAATGGGAAGAAGCACAACAAACAGTCGAACTAGAAGTTCCTGAAAATGCAAAAGGAACAGAAGACTTTGATTCAACTGTAGAAGAAGTTGCAAAGGCAAATGAGAATGTTCCATTCCAACCTGAGCCACAAGCACAAACTAAAGTTGCAAAAGACGGTGCAACAATTCCTCAGTCACATACAACACAACCTATACTAGGTGGTGGTAATGCACCTAACCTAAAGAGTAAGAGTGTGTCTGAAACAATGCAAGACGAACTAGAACCAATTCAAACACCAAAGGTTAGAATGGTCGAAGAAGATAATATTGCAGAAGTCGAAGAGACAGAAGAATATGACGAAGTGACTATTCCAACTAGAACTGAATTAGAAAGTTTTACAAAAACAAAAATCAAAGCTGAAGCAAAAGGATTAGGATTTAGTGTTAATATCAAAGACACTAAAGCTGATATGATTGATTCATTCGTAAATCAAACTGAATCCTTTATTAAAGATTTACAAGACAGTGGTGATTTTGTTTCTGCATCAACAGAGGACGAGAATGCTGAAGAAACTGACTCCAATGTCAGAGACGGTGGATACTTCAATTAATGGTGAAGTATATCCACATAAAGTTTCAAACCAATCTAAGTTATACGATTCAGTAGAACTTCACAAAAACCGAACTGACTTACAACGGTTTAATATTCCGTGGGACTATACCAATAAGATTGGTTTCCGCTGGGACGATAAAATCTTTGTAGTCTATAAAGACAGTAAACTTTTCTTTTCACGATTTGAAACAGAAGAGTCTACTGCATATGAAACATTTTTTTCAGTAATGGGTGGAGACCCTAGGTCTACTATTATTGATAACGATATGGATAATGTATATACCCTAATCCACAATGACAGGTCACCATTTAATATAGGTGATAAAATTAAATATAATTATGTTGGAGAACAAGGAGACATAGAGAGACATCTCATGGTTGAACATGTCTAGGAATATTCCTATCAGTGCTGTCGACCAATTTGATTTCCTAGAACATAGAAAGGAACAAGAAAAATTACATTGGAATAAAAAGAAACATGAACTTACCAAGCCCCTTGACTCAATTCTTACAGTTGAAATTAATACTACTGAGTTGTGCAACAGGACATGTGTCTTTTGTCCAAGACATGACCCAGCAATATTTCCCAACAGGAATCTCCATCTTACAGTTAAGGGTGCTCAAACCATCGCGGAAGAGTTAGGAGAAAATCAATATAGTGGAAAAATATCTTTTAGTGGATTCGGAGAGAACTTACTCAATCCAAACTTTATAGAGATAGTTAAAGAGTTTCATTTTAATCTTCCAAATGCAACTCTAGAATGTAATACAAATGGTGACAAACTAACTACAGATTACATTACTAAATTGTTTAAGGGTGGATTAGATTTACTTTACATAAATCTTTATGACGGGCCAGAACAAATGGAACACTTCGATAACATGTTAGCAGAAGCAAGAATACATGAAGACCAATTTAAGTATCGTATGCACTGGGGTGACTTCGAGAAACATGGTCTGATACTTAATAATAGAAGCGGAGTCATAGACTGGGTTGGTATAGAAGAAGGTGATATAAAATCATTACAGGGTAAACCTTGTCATTATCCTTTCTATAAAATGTTTGTTGATTGGAATGGTGATGTTTTATTTTGTTCTAATGATTGGGGAAGAGAACATGTTGTGGGTAATCTTTTGACAATGTCTTTACATGAAGTTTGGTTCAGTAAACCTATGACAAAGATTCGTAAAAAATTAATGAAGGGAGATAGAAGTTTATCTCCATGTAATAAATGTAGTGTAGACGGTTCGTTATTTGGGAAACCGTCTTTCGATATAGTGAGGGAATATTATGAAGGTAGCAATAACAGGAAGTAGTGGTCTTGCAAAAGTAATTAAAGATAAACTAAAAGAACATGATGTATCTACTCCGAGAGTCGAAGACATTACAATGAATGAAACTAACTGGTGGGGATTTGATTATGATAATTCTAATCATGTAGATATTCTAATTAACTTTGCACACCAAGGTTTTGACCAAACTAGGATACTAGAGATTACACACCAAGCATGGAAAGACGATAGAAGTAAATATCTAATTAATTTTAGTTCCCGAGCAGCTCAACCAAACATATCTAAAGGTCATGTTTATGCAGCTGAGAAAGCTGCACTCAATCACCTTGCAAATAATCTAACTTATAATTCTGATAGAAAATATAGAATGACAACTTTGAATCTAGGTCTCATGAACGATGACGACTTACCAAGTCTATCACATAATGAAGTTGCAGAATTAATTTCGTGGTTAATTGCAAACCCAAAGATAGAAATTACAGACATGACTGTGTCTGCACATGCAAACTATAGAGAAGTTCAGAATGATAAACAGACACTAAAAGAAGCATTTGAACTTGCAGAAAAGTATAAATAATAGTATGAGTTCAGAAATAGAATACAACGATTTTGGATTTACTGCTTTAGACGGAGACGAACTTAAGAAAGTTGATGTATCAATATCAAGTTCAACAAACGAAGCAAAAGCAGTTATTGAAAAACTAGACGACTTTATCAGACCTTTACTTGAGAACCTTGCAAAAGATTCTGATAAGGAATATATCTATTGGCCTAACCGTGTCGATATCATAAACAAGAAAATCCTCGAATTAGATAAAATAAAAGCAGGATTATAATTCAAAAACCCCTTTACAATGCCTTAGGCTTTTTAGTATACTGTATCCAATACAAACTAAATGGAGATTTGTTATGGATTCTATATACGATAGATATGAAGATAAGATAGTCCGTATGGGACGGAACCTTATCACATTATGTGAGAGGAATGAATTATTCCCAAAGAATGATGAAATGTGGAATGCAGCTGTGACTGCTGGAAATAAAATGGTCACGACTGGAACTACATGGTCTAGATTTCAAGGTGCAGATGACCTTACCAAATTAGAAAGAAAAGCTGTTCAGTTTTATTTGGACAAATATGGCCTTGACTATGAGGCCCAATTAATGTTATAATACTTGTATAGATTGGAGATTAATATGAAAATATACGAGTATGAAGTAAACGAGATTGGGAAGACTGGTTCTTCTCTCAAAGGATATGTGAACACCACATACGACAAACTGGTTTCTGTTCTAGGGAAACCTTCTTACACTGACGCAGACCCTTATGCAAAGGTGAGCTGTGAATGGAATTTAACTGTAAAGGTTGAAGACCCATACGATTCAGACGATTACACTTACGAAGACATTTCAATATACAGTTGGAAATACGGTTGTATTCCTGTAGAAGAATGTTCTTGGAATGTTGGTGGGTTCTGTTTTGAGTCAGAGGATATTGCAAAAGCAATCCTTGATAACTCAATAGAACCTGTATATAGCGAGGTTGCATAGTTTAGGGTCGAAAGACTCGGGGACGGGACAATGGGTCAAGTATCACAAAATCCACAAGCATTTACACGATTGATGTGTGCGACCCACCCTCCCTTTTTTGCCTTGACATTGACCCCAGCTTTTTGGTATACTGTAAGAGTAATAAAGGAGACTGTATGAATAAAGAATTAAAAGAGTTAGTTGAGAAACTTTGTGAGGACTTGACTAAAGCTATGAACACTAGGTGGGAACATTCCCGTGGTGTGACAACTCACAACTATTCCGTAGGTCAAAAATACATTCGTATTTACTCGGAAGAGAATGGTTCCATGAAATCTGCATGGGGATTTATTAACAAGAAAGAATTTCAAAAAGGTGCAACTGGTATCACTTTCAAAGAAGGTGATGTTCTTAAATGTGCTGGTTGGCAAACACCTGCTTTGAATGCACCAAGGGGTAATCTCTTTGAAGGATATGACATTAATCCAAACACAATGAGAATATATGGCCCTGATTATTTGAGGTAATTATGAATCATTATAAAATTTTATCAGAGACTTCGGGTGGTAAACTATCACCCGAGGAAGTTTACAACTTAGAAACTTATGGGGTAAAACACCCTAGTGAGTTTGCACCCGACCCAAGTGAAGAACCGAAAGAGGGTTATTGTATTTGTGGGGAAAAGAATTGTCCCGATGAATATGCACATTGGACTAGCGGATACTAGAATGATTGAGTTTATTGGAATCGTTCTGTGTATCGTTGGTGCATGGTTTTGTTATATGAGTAGTCATATAGTTGAAGAAGAAAAACGAGGTAAAAAAATACCTTTACCTTGGGAATAATATGTTAGAACTAATTGGTCTCTTGACTATTATATACATTGGGATAAAAGTTTTTCCTAGTGTTCTTAAGTTTACTGTGAAGCTTGCAGTTGCAATCTTAATAATAATCTTAGGAGTCTTAACATATTTTTATTTCTTTCCACCCACAATGCAAATACTAATTGCATTCAAAAGTGGATTAATGTTTGGAGGCATAACATAATGGAATTTTTTATATTATTTGCATTTGCAGTTTTTGGAATACCCTTACTATTTCTATGGGTTGATTTAGTATTCTTGGGTAGTTTTCTAGTTGCAAATTTTTTAACACTGGAGAAACGAGAACCAGTCAATATTCAGATATCAATAAGTGAATATCTAAATTATCTTTTTGACCGTTCTAGTTTTTTAAATAAACTATCTACAAAGTGGGATACAGACTTTGTAAACAAACATTACTTTGGAGGTTGTAAGTATGTTTCAAGATTTTAGAACAACAATAATTTGGTTTGTAATAGGTCTCACCCTAGGATTTACAATGGGTGTTTTCTCACCTAAAGTATATGCAAGTGACCCGAACAATGACGCATATTGTCTTGCAAAAAACATTTACTTCGAAGCTGGGAATCAGCCACTGGCAGGCAAACTTGCTGTTGCCCATGTAGTGAAAAATCGAATGGAGTCTTGGCAGTTCCCCGATACTTATTGTGATGTGATATATGAAACAAAAGAATGGAGAACTTCTTGGACTGGTAATGTTATCCCTAAGTTAGGTATGTGTCAGTTCAGTTGGTTCTGTGACGGTAAGTCAGACGAACCTAAAGATAGTAAGACATGGGAAGTATGCTTACAGATTGCACAGTCTTTTATTAAAGAAGAACAAATAGATATAACAGAAGGTGCAATGTGGTATCATGCAGATTACATATTACCCTATTGGGCAAAACATTTGAACGAAACCGTATACATAAACAATCATATATTTTATAAATGAGTGAATATAAAAAAATTAAACAAGCACAATCAGAACAATTAGGTTCTATAGATAAGTTGCACCCCATGAAACAGATAACTGTTATGGCTGTCATACAATTTTTAATGTTAGGTGCAATGGGTGTGGTCATGGTTTTTATCGGTCTTAATACATGAAGGAAGATAAGACACCAAAGACTTTGCAAGGACAAGCTTTCGAAAGAGCAAAGAATCCTACGAAACTTAATGCAGGCACACCTCATGATTGGGAAGACTTATATCAGAATACAAAACAATGGCAAGAGTCGTCTACTGGTTGGGTCAACACTATGACAAAATCAAAAGAGAACAAGGAACTCTATCAAGAGTATATTAAAACAACAGATACACCAATCCCATATAGAGATTGGTTAAAGGAGAAAGAGAATGGCACAACCACAAGCTCAACAAAAACCAGTAAATAAAGAACTGGAAAAAAAGAAAAAAGAACAAGCACAAGATAGAAGAAATGGTTGAACTTGCAAAACTACAAGACGGACAATTAGTCTATGGGACTTACGAAGAAGTCGAGGAGTATGCAGACAAAGAGAATACATGTGTAGAACATTACTTCGACCATGTAAATCCTTCGACTGTTTATGATAAGTTTGTGTGGGTAGGTAAAGGAATGAGAGACCCATATGCAGTGTCAGTTCCTTTTGATTATAGAGAATCAAGAACCAAGGGAACCTTTAATACCCGTGGAGTGAATACGGACAAATGGTAATATGAATATTTTTTACTTACATAAAGACCCAGTAAAATCTGCAAAGTTGCATTGTGACAAACATGTATGCAAAATGATTATCGAGTATGCACAAATGTTATCTACTGCACATAGAATGTTGGACGGCAGTGAATACATAAGTCAGACATTAGGTGGTCGAAGAATCAGAAGGTGGAAACACCCTAACTCAAATATGGAAGGAGTCTTATACAAAGCTTCTCATATCAATCACCCGTCAGCACAATGGGTTCGTGAATCTGCAATTCAGTATCAATACATGTATGATATGTTTGTTGCATTGTGTGACGAGTATACACATAGATATGGTAAAGTCCATATGACAGATTCTAAACTAAGAGAACTGTTAGACGAACTTCCTAGAAACATTCCTTTGGGTGATTGGAGACAACCACCACAAGCTATGCCTGACGATGTGAAGACAGAATGTAGCCTTGAAGCATACCATAAATACTATCAAGTTTACAAGAGTGGATTTGCAAAATGGACTAACAGACCTGTTCCAAACTTTATGCAATTCCAAGCACACGCAGGATACGCTTCATAATGCCCTTATACGAATTTTATCACGAAGAACTAAAAGAATCATTTGAAATGATGATGACTATTGCAGACAAAGAAAAGTTCTTAAAGAAGAATCCACATATCAAACAAATCATTGGAGCTCCCAATATAGTTGGTGGTCACGGTGACCGTGTTAAAACAGATGACGGATTTAAAGAAGTCTTATCAAAGATAGGTGAGAATCATAAGGGGTCACATTTACATAAAGACTCAGTCAAAGATTCTGCAACAAAAAGAGTTATCAAAAAGCATATGGACATTCAATCACGAAAGTGATATAATAGATTTATGACAAAAGTGAGAACCAGTCTATATGATATTCCCGAACTAGAGAATATCCAATTACAAACAGAGACAAGAGACGGTAAAAGACATTACATAGACGACGCTGGAAATGCATATCCAAGTGTCACCACAGTCGCAGGTCTACTAACAAGAGACCATATTAAATTGTGGAGAGAACGAGTTGGTGAAAAAGAAGCAAACAAAGTATCCACAATGGCTGCAAGAAGAGGAACAAAGTTCCACCAACATGTCGAAGATTATCTTCGTAAAGAAAAAGATTTTATAGAGTTTGATAATATTCTCCAAGAGGGAATGTTTAAATCAGTTCAACCGATTCTCGATGAGATAGTTCCACTTGCATTAGAAGCACCACTATGGAGTCCGAACCTAAAAATGGCAGGACGCGTAGATTGTGTAGGAATGTTCGAAGGTAAATTATGTATTATCGATTTTAAATCGAGTGCAAAGATGAAAGAAGAACACATGGCAGAACCATGGTTTATTCAAATGACAGCTTATGCACTTATGGTGGAAGAACTAACTGGACATGCAATCGAAGAATGTATGGCATTAGTTGGTGTGGAAGGTATGAATACTTTTCAAATGTTCTTCTGTAATCCTATAGAGTATGTTGATAAGTTGGTTGACTTGAGAAAACGATACTCTAATTTATATGGTATATAATAATGATTAGTAGAAAAGAGTTCACTGAACAAGTGGAAAGATTACTAACAAAAGGTAAGGGCTGCGATGTTATGTCAGCTATTATTAAAGTTTGTGAAATGAATAATATAGAACCCGAGAGTGCAAAGAGATTAATTTCTCCACCTCTAAAAGAAAAGTTAGAGGCAGAAGCAACAGGGTTAAATATGATAAACCGAACCTCAAGAAGTCAGTCGACTTTACAAGGTTTTTTTAAGGGAGATTAATTATGGAAAAAGGTGATATAGTATCAGTAGTCACAGTTAGTGGTGAGTATGTTGGTATCCTAGAATCACATGAGGATTCAAATGTAGTTCTCAAGAAACCCCGAATGATTGTTAACACTCAAGAGGGTATGGGATTTGCACACGGCATAGCTGTGACGGGTGAAGCAAACCCCGAAGAAGTGGTTTTTAATAATGTGGTTTTTGTTATTCCTACAAATGAACAGGTTGCAAAATCACACACCGAGGCAACAACTAATATACAATTAGTTTAGTAATGACGAGTCGTGAAGGATATGATGCATACACTTTATATCTTGGTATAAAGCTACACTTCTATTCTAAAGACTATAACTTTGTCAGATATAACGGGAAGGTTAAAGCAGATATCAATTCGTTTGTAAAACGAAAAGACAAATACCATTTTGGTAAACTGTATAAAAAATATAAGAACAATCTACAAGATTTTTATATTGCAAATCTTTCTGTTTATGACTTATGGGCTGGTGACCTGTTAGATAATGAGAGTGAAGGACGATACAGAGAATGGAAGAAGAGACAACAAAAACTAAAATACATGTTTGAGACAGAAGTATCAGACCAGTTAAGAAAATATAAGATAGATACTTTACTCAAGGTAAGTAAAGGACAACACCCTAGACTATTAAAAGCATATCTAGGAAGTCAGATAAGTCTAGAGACTCTTTGTATCATGGACGAGATAATTGGGTTTAGTAAAGACTGGGAAAGACTCATACAAGAGAAGGTAGTGTATCCTGATGTTCATAACAAGATAAACAAATACAAAGCATTCCTAACATATCCACAACAAGAATATAAAGAGAGGTTGATTGAACTATGCTCTACATAGTGGGTAATGGGCCGAGTCGAAAAGACTTTGATTTAGAAAAGTGTCATGCTTATGGTTGTGAGTGGTATGGGTGTAATGGAATATATACCGAAGCAGTCCCCGACTTATTGTTTGCACATGACATTCCCGTTCAACATGCAGCGTTCAAAGACGGAGTTTACAAAGATATACCGATTGCCGTGGGAGATTGGAACCCCATGGAAATAGAGTTGTATGAAGATATAAAGTTTATGCATGAGACCATGCCTGTGAGATTAATCGAAAATCGTTCCGAGGACGACACACATTTTGTTGTTCAAGGTGAAGGTGAAGAGGTGTATCTTACTAGCTATAATAGTTCTCTGGGCGACAACATTATTATGTATAATTATCCAAAGCTCAAGAACACTTTCTGTGGAATAACTGCATTAGGATATGCAGCTGAACAAGGATACAAAGAGATAACATTAGTAGGTTTCGATGCACTAGACCCTAGTATAGATAGTGTAGGAAATGTGTATGAAAATACAGGTCTGCTTAAATATAAGACTAAATATACTAAAGAAGATTCAATTTACTGGATTCAAAGATTCCAGTTTGTGTCTTTATTGAAAGATAAGTTGTTTGAAGATATAGATGTTTTTTTCGAAAACCCTCTAGACAAGAAGCAACCTATCATATATAATGAACTATCATACTTTGATAAGTGTGATAAAAGGTGGTCATTAGGTGAGAGTTCACTTTTTGACTTTTAATACAATGCTAATACAATGCGATACGAATACAATAGGAGAATACAATGTCGACATCATTAGATAAACTAAGAGCAGCTATGGAAACTGCTTCACCTACAGAAGGTGCAAAAAAATCCTATTCCGATGAAACAATGTGGAAACCCGAACTGGATAAAACTGGTAATGGGTTTGCAATAGTTCGTTTCTTACCAACACCAACAGACGAAGAGATGCCTTGGGTATCTTACTTCGACCATGGTTTTCAAGGCCCTGGCGGTTGGTATATAGAGAAGTCTTTGACTACTCTTAGTAAAAAAG